CCATAGGTGGCACGGCAGCAGCGCCTTGTTGCACCATAGTGCCCGCCTGCCGCATAGCCGGTGCAGCCAACGCATTGGCGGTGGCTGTGAGCGTACCCATTGGCTGCATAGGGGGCAAATACCCCATAGCCGTACTAATGCCGCCCATAATGTCTTGGCCGGTCTGAGTGCGTGGCGTGAACAAGCCACGCGAAGATTGTTGCATGGCTCGCTGACCAGCAGCAATCGCTTCTGGTGAGCCTTGCGGCGCTGGGCTAGACAGTTCCCCCACCACGTTGGCAATGGGTCGGACAACACCGCCAACAACTGCGCTGCCCAACGCCAAAGGCGTTTCAAGCACACCGCCCAACATATCTATCACAGAACGATCTTGCTTTACAGCAGCAGGTGCTGGCGTTGCACCGCCGGGGATTTGATTTGGCGATGCAAACAACCCAACCGACTGATAAAAATCAGGTTTTGGCACATCTGCATAAAATTTTGTGTGCAACGCATCAGCCAATGCCAAGTCTGGCATATCGTTGTACTCAGGATGCTTTGCCCTAAATTCAACAAGCGTTGCCATTGTTATTTCCTGATTCCTAAAGGATCATTGTTGGCAGCACCAGATACATCTGGAACTAATGCTGCCGCTTTTCCAGCAGCAATTTTTGCAGCAGAAATTACGTTTTCCAACCGTGCTTTTTTATCTTTAATTTGTTTTGGCCCATCACCAATCGAAGGAAAGTAAGAACGACGATAGCCTTCCAGTTGTTCTTTTGTATATGCTGCACCAGTTCCCAAGGTCAATGCAGCATCAAGCAAATCTAATTGTGCAGACTCAACACGTTGCCGCGCTTCAGACGTTAAGAAATTTGCCGCAGGCGTTGACAGAACATCTAGTGCCGAAGTAAATACGCCAGGTTTGGCTGCATTAGGATCATCTACCAATGCTTGGGTCAATTGACCTTGAGAAAATTGCAGACGTTGCAATAGTGTCGCAGCTTTACGTTCACCCTCGGTAATAGCTGCGGTTGTGCTTTTGCCACGCAACGGCGTCCCAGCCATTGGGGCCGCAGGAGCCGCTGCAACGGGCGCTACGGGCGCACGTTGATCTAGCACGCTAGGCATACCGGGGATGGCTTGCGTAACCGCTGGCGCTGCCGTTGGCGGCAACCGTGGGCTAAACGCATTGTTGGCCGGAGCCGCAGAGGCACCATCGTCAATGGTAATTAAAGTGGCTTTTTTGGTGCGCTTGTCAATTGCGTAAAACTCGCCGTCTGCGTTTTCTTTAAGTTCAAATCCGGGGTTGTCTTGTTCAAACTTAAATTTCTTTTGCGCCAACGCCAAATTGCCTTGCGCCGTTCTTTCACTAATGGTGGGAGTTTTAGGCGTTGGCGCCATTCCCGGCATGGGTCTGCCGTAATTGGGTTGGAAACGGTTTGCCTGTGTAGCAACAAAACTGCTGCCGGTGTCCATCTGATCAATTTTAGGAGCAACCATATCTAATTGATCTTTGGCCTGCAATGTTCGTTGCAGCGCGTTCATTCGATATTGAGCGTACCCTTCTGGCGTAATGTTTTGCAATTGTGCAAGTTCTTGCGATGCTTCTTGCATAGAAAACACGCCATTTTTTACGCCTTGCGTAATGTGATAAATGGCTTTTTCAGGGGTAGGTGATGCGCCAACCGCTTGCAACGTAAAATCAAGTTTTTTATGTTGCAAATCAAATTGTTTGGTTTCTGTTTCTAATTTATTTTTATCGGCCTCTGCCCGTTCTTTTTGGTATTTAACCATTCCCTGCGGGCCAATAATCATGCCCAAACCTTGCTCAAAATCTGGCGCATTAGGGTCTTTGTTCGCCATGAACGATTGCAACGCACGACGCTGGTTCTCAGCGTCTATTGCTTGGTTGTATTGCAAATCAGCCAGCTTGTTAGCCCGCTCTTGCTGCACCAGCGCGTTGCCACGGTCAATGTAGGCGTTGTAGCCGCGCGTCATTACGCCTTGCGTTAGGCTGGGGTCAATGATTCCTGATAGTGCGGTCATTTGAACATCCCTCCGATTGCGCCCAACAAGTTACCGTAGTTGCCGTACTGGCCCGCAGAGACGTTGCCCCTATCCAAACGCAAGCCTGCTTGGTTCAAGCCGCTGGCTCTATTAATCCCCGCCATGTTAGCTCCGCCAGTCATCAGCGCAGACTCTCCGCCACTCGCGTAGTTCTGCGCTGCCGAGCCTATACCTGATCCATACGCTTGGGACGCATTAGCCAGTTGATTGGTTGCCGTCTGACCCGCGCCCATCATACTTTGCAGCGGGTTCAGTTGGTTGGCGCGGTTGGTCTGGTAGCGGTTAAAGGCGTTCATGTACTCGTCCGATGCGTAATCTTGATTAAACCTAATTAACGCTTTGCCCGCGCCGCCAGACAAAAGGCCTCCTCTGGCTGCGTAAGAGTTAATCAACGCCTTTTCAGCTTCTTTTCTCCTGCGCTCTGCGCCCGGGTCGGCCTCAAAATCCTGCATGGAAAAGTCGCGGGCGTATTTACCGTACAGATCGCTGCCGGTGTTCGCGCCGAGTCCCATCAGTTCGTTCAGCCTGTTCTGAGACTGCAACCCCGACTGCCGGAATGGCTCTTGTCGAGCGACTTGCTCATCGTACAGTTGTCTTTGCAGCGCGTTTTGCTGGTTAAACATCCGCTCTTGTAGAGCAAGACTTTGATCCGTTGCCTGCTTTTGCAACTCGGCGGCGTATCGCGCTGCTTCAGCCTCCATGTTTGAAGCTGAACTTATAGCTTTAGCCTGCTTATTTGCCCCCGCTATGTTTCCAACTGCGTTAATTACACCAGATGCATCTTTGGCAACGCCGGTTACTTTTTTAACGACTTTTCCAACGCTTTTAACTATGCCGCCCATGAGGTGCTCTCCAATCTAATCATGCCGCCGTCGCGTCCAATTTCGCGGAACCCGAAATGCTTTGCCAAACGCAAAGACGGCAGATTGTCTTCGTAAATCTCAGCCACAAGGACGCCGTGCTTGCGGCCCATTGTACTGAGAAACTTCGTTACTTGACCACGGATGTTCCACCGCCCACGGCGCTCTGGAACTACAAACAAATCAAATTCATTTCCATCCGCGATGAACGCGCCGCCGTCAAACGGCGTAATGTCTAGATTTTCTTCGATCCACTCGCGCGTGCCATCCGCAACGTCGGTGTAATCGCAGATCACTTGCCAAACGTCGTCATGTAACTTCACGCCCAGACGCCCTGATGTTGATCGCGCTAGCCGTACCAGCGATGGTCGAGATGAACGCCGATGGCGACAGCACCTGGCCGACAATCTCGGGAAACGTATACACCTCAGACGGTTGCAGCGTCTTGAGTTTGGTGATTAGGTTGTCGTTGCCCGCTGACCCTGCTGCCGTCACCAAGTTCACGCTAAGAGTCGCGGCGCTGGCGCTGTAGTTCGTCGCGGTGAACTTGTCGATGATCGTCGTCACGTTCGTCGCGGTGTACTGCGTCGTCTGCGTGGCCTCGGCGGTCTTGGCCGGGATCAAGACTTTAACGGTGACAGTCATGCCAACACTCCAATGATCATCACCACCACAATCGGCAGCGCGAGGTTCCAGAAGAAATTATGCGTGTTCCAGACTTTTGGGTCTAGCGCGTTCCACCAGCGTAGCAGCTTGCGGTCGCCGCCGTGCTGCGCGATCCAGCGGTACTCAGCTTGGGCCTGCTCACGCCCGATCCACAGCGCGGCGCACACCGCAGCGCCAGCCCACCAGTTGCCGGTGGTGAGGCCAATGGCTGCTTGGAGGCAGATGGAAATCAGGAGGTGTTCAAGGTTGGTCATGTTGCTTTTAGCGCATCAAGTTCTGCTTTAAGTTCTTGAATAGCTTTGACCAGCACAGGCAACAAAGCACCTTGCGATGCTTCCAACCTATCTGGATTTTCAAGAGACACTAAATTTGGAATGGTAATTCCTGTAGTCTCTTGCGCCGCTTGTAGTTCTTGGGCAATAAAACCAAACTCAGGCACATCAATCTTGCCGCCGTCGCGCATATTCCACATAAACGCTACTGGGCGCAAAGACTGAACAAAAGCCAATCCGACTGGAATGTCAACAATGTTTTTCTTGTCCCGTGCATCTGACAGCGCGGTAATAACTGTTACCTGACAACGCAACGTGGCAATAGATGAATCGCCAAGCGTTATTGTGTTGCTTACTGTTGCTGTTGATGGTTGGGCGTTAAAACCCACGCCCGTGTTGTTTGTGCCAGTTGTAAGCGTTGACAAGGCAGTCGCGCCAACAGCGGTGTTGCCGCTATTTGTTGCCACCAAAAGCGCGTTAGCTCCAAGCGCAGCGTTGGAACTTCCAACTAAGTTGGCCGCCATTGATCCGCCGCCAACAGCAGTATTACTGGCGCCGGTTGTATTTAACAAAAGACTAGACGCGCCTATTGCGGTATTTGAAGATGCAAGATTTTCTTCAAGAGCTTGATGACCAACAGCAGTATTACTATTGCCCGTAAGATTTAGTTTTAAGGTTTCAAACCCAATTGCTGTATTTGCCCCACTACTGGTGTTGGCCCCCAAAGCCGAAACGCCAACGGCGGTGTTACTGGTAGTTGTTCCGCTACCTTTGCCAACAGTCAAGCTTTGCACAAAAACATTGTCATTAAAAACGCCGCTGCCTGCCGTTGAAACATTGTCCACCGTCCAAATCAACGCATCGTCAGCGTCGTACAGCGCCAATTTGTACAGCACTCCAGTAAGCCACACGTTAGCTTCACCACGCGAGTCCAAGATGACCGGGTTGGTATTGGCTACGGTGCCAGCGTAGGTGGTGTACGTCGCCAGCGGGGTCGTGGTGCCCGCAGCGTAGCTGTAAAGTTTGCCACCAACCAGCGGCGTTCCGTCGTTAGCGAAGAATTGAATCTTGGGAACTGGTGTAAGTGCTGCGGTCATACAAACCCTATTAGTTCAACTTCTTCGATTGTAGTGGCTGCGTCAACCTGAGCCACCAGACTTGATTCTTGCTCGTACAACGGGATCACCTGCGCGGCAATTTCTAGCGCGATCTGCTCCAATTGCGCCAGCGTGTAGATTGAGTAGACGCCGTTGACATCCTTGTAGCCACACTCCGCTGGCTGTCCCGCCGCCGCCGCAAGTTGCGTTACTTGAATGGCTATCGACAGTTTGTTGTTGTCCGATTCGCTGCTGCCAAACACGCCCAGCGTGGTGGTCTTGTCGGCGTACATCTCAACAGATCGAGCGGAGGCAATCTCAGCCTTCTTCTTGGTCTTGGCCTTGTCCAAATCGTTTTGTGTAACGTCTGGCGTTACAACGCCGCCAAACAAAAACGAGTCAGGGTCAGACACAAGCGAAGTTTCTGCTGCGTTAGTCAAGTTTGCTTGCAACGGAACATGAGTTACGCAGGCTTGAAAGGTGCTTTTGGCGTTGTCGTAAAACGCTGTGATGTCTTTCCACGACTCAACGCCAACGACTGTTCTGTCTGCTGCTTGCACGATGACATGACGCACCTTGTGATGATTACATAATGACCCATCAGTATTGGTGATTACTTTTGTAATACTCATATTCAAATTGTCGTTGAGTCAATAATTAAGCCAAGGTTTGCAAGTTTAGTTAACAAATCTTGAAGTGCCGCGCCCGTTGCGCGAGAACCAGATACCGTTGGTTGGGCTATAGCAGTAACTCCAAAAAACCCTATTTGGGATGTTCCTGCGCCGTCACTAGATATCTTGAATGTTGTTCCTACAGCAGAGTTAAAAATTAGCGATCCATCATTAACTGGGAAAGAAAACGTATCGCCAACGCCAGCTTGGAACAGAAACGATCCCGCATTTGCTCCAGAACCTGTACCAGCGTCTCCCGCAAAAAAACTAACGGTTCCGCCCTGTCCATTTCCATAGCTACCCGTCAAAGACATATAAGCGTTGGCTTGACCGTAAGTAACGGCGGTTCCACCTTCAAACCTAAGAAAGCCTCCGTTATTGTTAGTGGATTGCCCCCCAAACAATGCCGCAGTTCCTCCAGCGTTGTTAATTGAAGAGCCGCCTTGAAGACCCACGGCTCCACCAATTCCGGTGCCCGTACCATTGCCACCGTTAAACTGCACCCCGCCGCCTGCGTTTCCGTTGCCGCCTACTGCGTTGATTGCCCCGCCGTTGCCTGTGCCAGTACCGTTGCCACTTGTAAAAGTTAATCCGCCGCCTGCCCCGTTGGTGGCAACACCGTTTCTGCCTAATAGCGTCAATGTTCCTGCTGATCCCGATGTCGGGGCCAGAGGCTGAATTGTCATTGACGTAGCCGAGCCGGTGAGGTTGCCAAAACTTACGGTGTTGGTGCCGCTAACGTAAGTGAAGTTGGCACTACCGCCAAACACCCCAGCGTTGTTGTACTGAATCTGGGTGGTAGAGCCAGCGGGTAAAGCCGGTATGACAGGCGGGGCCAAGTCGGCGTAAGACGTAGTGTTAAAGGCAAAACCATCCAAAGATGGTGGCCCAACTTGCAAGTCGGTCAGCGAGGTGGTGTTTGACCCCTCGCCCGTCAAATCAAACAAGTTGACAAAAAACCGATACCACTCGCGCGATATTAGCCCCGTCTTCTCATCAATTACCGGCGCTCGCGGTGCAGGAATCTGAGTGATGTTGCTAGGCATTGGTGCCGCTGACCTGAAGTTCTGCGCCCATGATAGCGACCTTCACGGGGTCGGTGCCGGAGACTTCATACACCCGATCACGCAGCTTGAGCGTCATGCCCAGACGCCGCCAGAACACACGGTGGCTGAACTGGCCGATCTCGCCCATGTCAGACCAATGCTCGTTGCTCCAGGTGTGCCCACCGTCGTCTGACCACCGCAGCATGACCCGTGGCTTCATCATGCTCCACACAGTCTCGTTGAGCAAAATGCCAAAGCCGTCTTCGGTCAGCAATTCACCGCCGTCTTCCAGCAGCAGCAAGTCGTACAGGTTCTCAACTTCAGTCGGCCCAATAGGGTCAAGATAGTTCAGCCCGACGCCCGTCTCGCAATCCAATTGCAACGCATGGTGCGCGGTGCGCTTGAGGTCGTTCTGTCCGGTGGGGATCGCCCGCCAAGACCGCAACCATTTTTGAATCTCACCGTTGTCGGCGTAGGTGTCAAGGTCTAACGCGTAGATGTTGCCGTTCTCGTAGTCGCCAACAACCGTTGTGCCGCCAAAATTGCATTGGGTGTTGGCACGATGCCGGGTGAACTCACCAGCCTCAAACCCAGCACGCTCATGCCACGCGCTGGTTGCCACATCAAACACCCAGGTGGCTTCCGCAAAACTCAGCACATAGAAGGCGTGACCCTCTTGCTGGTAGGTGTAGGCCACAGCGTCGCTCAGATTGCCGTATTGAGCAATAGCGTACTCAATGGCGTGCGTGCTGACGCGCTGCGCGTTGTAGCCAGCGGTACGGTAAACAATGCCTTGACCGCGAGCATCGGTGCCCAGCCAAAACAGCGAGTTGTCCAGCTTGGCAACA